GGCGGCCATCGCCGCCTCTACCGACGTGGTCATCCCCATCAAAGTAGACGCTTACTCGGTCCGAGGCATGAATGAGCTGACAGCCCAGATTGACCGCCTGCGGAGCATCTACCCGGACGTGCATGTGGCGGGCTGCCTGCCCACCATGTGGTACCGCTCGGACACGGTGGAGCAGGGGGAGCGGCTGCTCCAGGAGCAGGCCCCGGTACATGTCTTTGCCAGCCACATCCGGCGCAGCCCCAAGGTGGACGAGTCCACCTGGACGGGGGAGCCGGTGGTGAGTTGGTCGCCCCGCTCCGCGGCGGCCCAGGATTACCGGGCCTTCGTGGCAGAGTTCCTGGAAGAGGGGGCGGCAAAGTAATGGCCAAGTTTGATATCACGGCCGCCTTTCAGGCCGCCGTGGGTACCGCCGGAAATGTGTCCAAGTTGGACACATCGCGGGAGGCCATCGAGTACATCAGCCTGGACAAGCTGGAGGCTGACCCGGGCAATTTTTACCGGCTGACCGGTCTGGAGGATTTAGCCGCAAATATTGAGTTGTGTGGCCTCCAGCAGCCTGTCCGGGTGCGGCCGACGGAGGGCGGGCGATATATGATCGTCTCCGGGCACCGGAGACGGGCGGCCCTGGCACTGCTGGCCAAAGAGGATCCGGAGCGGTGGGCGGCGGTGCCCTGCCTTGTGGAGCGGGACGAGGTGTCCCCGGAGCTCCGGGAGCTGCGGCTGATCCTGGCCAACAGCTCCACCCGGGTGCTCTCCCCGGCGGAGGTGTCCAAGCAGGCACAGCGGGTGGAGACGCTGCTGTACCAGCTCAAGGAGCAAGGCTATGCGTTTCCCGGCCGGATGCGGGATCAGGTGGCGGCGGCCTGTAAAGTATCCGCTCCCAAGCTGGCCCGGCTCAAGGTTATCCGGGAGCACCTGATCCCGATTTATTTGGAGCACTTCGACCGAAATGTGCTCTCAGAACAAACTGCTTACGCTTTGGCACGGATGGAGACTGCTCTCCAGGAACGGCTGGCGAACATGCTGCCGAACCTGCCCACCGGGAGCCGGGCGGAAGAACTGCTGGAGTTGGCCAAGGCCGGTACAAACTGGCGGCCTACCTTCTCCTGCCCCGACGGTAGTCCGTGTAAACGGGGAGACGCATTCCTACGGCATGACCTGGACTGTGGCTACGGTGAGCTGTGCAAGGGTGAGACCTGCTGTCTGGATTGTGCACGGGCTAAGGTTAGTTGCTACGCTTGTGAACGCATGTGCTCCAAGGCCAAGGCAGCCCGGAAGTTACAACGAGAAGAGGATGAGGCTATAGCGGCCAAGCGCGAGGCGGAGATCCAGGCGAAAATCCGGGAAAATGTGCAGCTCCGGGCCAAGAGGCTTGCCGCAGCAGCCGATGCCGCTGGGTTAGACGATAATTCCCCCATCTACATCTCAGACTATGGCCGGAGCATGACGGCGGGAAAACTGCGGGAATGGGCCGCGGGCCAGTTCGCGGAAGATGATAGGCTGTATCCCAGCACTCTGAGCCCCAAAGACTACAGCGACCCTGCCAGGCTTGCCGAGGAGCTGGGGTGCTCCACGGACTACCTGTTGGGCGTCACGGATCATTTGACGTCGGCGGCCCTGTCCACGGCTACAGATCTGGAGGCGGACGGCCCCTGGCGCTGGTGGCCGGAGCAGCCGCAGGAGAGCGGCCTTTACTGGTGCATCACGGGCCCTATGTCCCACGGTGGTAGTCTCTACTGGTGGAACGCCGAGGAGGAGCAGTGGGAGCACCCGGCCATGGCCTTCCGGATGTCCCCAACCGTGACCCTTTGGATGAAGTGCCCCCAGTTGCCAGATAGTATGAGCTGGGAGAGACAGGAGGTACAAGAGTGATGCTGACCGATTGTGCCGATGCCGAGATTGAGATAATCGGCTCCATCCACGACGGGGAGGGCGGACAGCATGAGACAATGTAACAAATGGTGCATTGCCAATATCGATGGTGAGTGCGTGGTTGAACACTGTAAAGGGGAAATCCACTCTATGGATAGGCATAGTACACTGTCTCATCAACAGGCGGCGGCCGACTACGAAATGATACAAGATGCGTTTCTGTATTATTTTGGGAGAAAAGAGGGCGAACAGCATGAGCGAGTGGATTAGCGTCAAGGACAGGCTGCCGGAACCGGATAAGGATGTCCTATTATGTTCCGGACTTGGTAATTTTAGAATGGCGGTCGGTGGAAAGTATGAACTGGATGGCGGAATAGCCCACCGGGAAAAAAGAAGGGAGAAACTCAACATGAAAAATAAGAACCTGCGGAGATTGCGCTGTCTGGTGAAGGCGCAGACCTTGTGGCACCTGGAGCGGCTGGCCTATCTGGACGGGTGCGGCGACGTGGGCCGCATGGTAGACAAGCTGACCCGGGACAAGGTGCTGGCCCTCCGCCAGTCTGTCGTCGGGCCATGGGCGGCCCACCATGTGGCCCGAGCTAAGAGGGTGGATTGATGGCAAAGCGGCTCAAGACCATCACGGCGGGGCGCCTGGTGGTCGTTGGGTGCTACACCATCCCAACACCCCGCAGCACAGAGCGGGAAAGAAAAGCACTGCGTGAGATCTCCAGCGCAGCCCAGATGACGATTAACGCCAACCGCTCCTGGCAACGGCTGGAGCTGCTGCTGGCCGCCAACTTCGGGCGGAGAGACCTCCACGTGGTGCTCACCTATGACGACGAGCACCTTCCGGCCAACCGGCAGGCGGCGGTGAAGCGGGTGCGCAAGATGCTGCCCCAACTCCGGGCCGTGCGGAAGTCCAGAGGGCAGGAACTCAAGTACATATATGTGACGGAGCAACTCAGCTCCGAGGGCGGGCGGCTCCACCACCACTTGATAATCAACGGAACCGGGGCGGATCTGGATGTGCTCCGCTCCCTTTGGCCTTATGGTGAGGTGGAGCTGGAGCCCCTGGACACATGGCAGGGCTACGAGGCCCTGGCCAAGTACCTGACCAAGGAGCCCAGGGAGCTGGGCAAGCCGGAGGTGGGGGCGCGGAACTGGGCGGCCTCCCTTGGGCTGAAAAAGCCGAAGGTGGAGAGTGAAATCGTCAAGGATAACCTGACGGTGGCCGCGCCGCCCGGAGCAGTCATCCTCAGCGCACCGCCACCCGTGCGAAACGAGTTTGGCGAGTTTGTCGTGCTGAAATACTATTTACCAATAAGGAAGAAGGAGGAGAAGAAAGGAACCAGGCCACCGCGCAGGCGGAAAAGAAAATAGCCCTCGCGTCTTTATTCGGTCTGGAAACCAGTGGTAACAAGTCCGTGAGGAGGTAGAAAATGCATGGAAAAGTTGCAAAACAGAGGCGAGTGTGGTAAACTAATCGTGAAGGACGGATGGCTGAAATGTCCGTCCTGCCGCAAGCGGCTGCTCCGAGTGGAGCGCGACACTGCGGCGCACAATCTCATTGTCTACTGCCGAAACTGCAAGCGCAGTGTAACGGTAGACATCGACAGAGGCCAGTGCTTTGAGAGCCAGAGCCCGACATGATCCCAGCGTGGGATGTGGTCGGGCTCTGGCTTTTTGTTTTGCCCGGAGGTGATAGCCCGTGGCCATGAAGCCGCTCCGACCATGCCGGCACCCAGGATGCCCGGAGCTCACCCGAGAGGGATACTGCCCCAAGCATAAGCCCAAGCGGGCGGGGCGCCGGGTGTCCGCCCAGTGGCACGGCTGGTACAGTCTGCCCGTCTGGACGGACGACCTGCGGCCCAATCAGCTCCTGCGGGAGCCGTGGTGCCGGGAGTGCGCCCGACGGGGCATACACACCAGGGCCACGGTGGTGGACCACATCCAGCCCCACCGGGGCAACTGGACCCGCTTTATCGACCGGGACAATTTGCAGAGCCTGTGTAAGTCCTGCCACGATCGCAAGACTGCCCTAGAAATGGCGGCGGAAAAACGGCAAAACCGGGGGCATTTTTAGTGCTTGGAATCGGCGAGACCGGCGGGATGCTTGGGCGTGCGCAACGGACCTGCCCGCGCACGGCAAGCCGGAGGCTTGCCAGACCCTACCCCCGGCCTGGAAAAGTTTAGGGAAATTGATGCAAGACCGCACGGCCCCCTCGGTAAGAGATTTTCTCCCCACGGGAAATCCTGAAGCCCGGCGCGGCCCCGCAGGTGGCGAAAGCCGGGAGCAGGCGGGGAGAGAGATGGGGGAAAGCTGGGGGCGAGACGGGCGGCAAAACTGAAAACGAGGAGGTGGCCGGAATGGCTATCG